CCTCAAGCAAAAGACATTCTCAATCAAATTTATCAAGCAAAATATTCTGTTCGTGAAAATGTCGGGTATTGTAGGAGTAATGTAAATCTTTTTGGATATGCAGATTTTGGTAAAAAATTTGTAATCTGCACTAAAAATATTAAGAGCAGTGGATATGAAGCAAAATTTTATATCAATGAAACTGTTTATCATGAAGGCACTCACGTAGCACATCTTTGCAATGGATATAAACCATTTGGTATTTCCAAAAAAGATATGAGTCTTCCATCTTTTAAATATCAAGATATTAAAAATTCTATGAAAACTTCTGGTGCTTCTGCTCAAATTGAACATGAAGCGTATTGGATGGAAGATAAACCAGAAAAAGTTAAGTATGTAATTCAAAAGTATTGTTTCTAATGAATATATTCGTTACATCTCCTTGGCCTGCGGAAAGTGCTGTCTGTCTCCCCGATAAACACATCGTCAAGATGCCGTTGGAATGCTGCCAAATGCTTTCCATTGTGGCATCTGAAAAATGGGGTCATGGTTATGGTCCTTTGTACAAGACTGATAACACTCCTTACAGAACTGAAAAAGGTGCGTTTCGTAATCATCCCTGTACCAAATGGGCAATGGATAGTATCCACAATGCCTATTGGTTGATCAAACATGGTCTTAACTTGTGCGATGAGTATGCTTTGCGCTATAATAAAACTCATTCCTGCTATAAGACACTAGTGGATGCCTTCTACTTGTTTCCAAAGGGAAAAATTACGGATGTGACTCCATTCGCACGGGCAATGCCTGACGAATATAAACTTGATATAAACATTGATACATTTACTGCATATAAAATGTATATTGCATCAAAACCTTGGGTTTCATCTAATTATCTTCGTATTCCTGAAAGAAAACCTGATTGGGTCTAAATTATGAATAGTGATTTTATTCCAGAAGAAGACTATGCAAAAATTATAAAATTAGTACCTTTATTTTGTATTGATTTTTTGATTAAGTGTGGTAGTAAGTATCTCTTTATTAAAAGGGCGGAACAACCATTAAAGGATGTTTATTGGGTGATTGGTGGAAGATTGAGATTTAAAGAAACCATAGATCAATTTGCTCGTCGGGTGCAGACTAGAGAAATTGGTAGATATTTTGAAAATCGTAGATTAATCGCCTTTTCAAACTATTTTTTTCCAGATGTTCCTGACGCAAAAGCAACTCATACTCCTTCTCTACTTTATTTGGTGGAAGTTGATGAGATGTTTATACCCGAAATTGATGATACTCATCTAGACTATATCTGGACAGAAAATCTTCCACATGAATTGATTGAACAAACTGAATTTATTGAAAGGATATCATGAACAGTGATTTTATTTGGGTTGAAAAGTATCGTCCCAAAACTATTGAAGATTGTATTTTACCAGAAAGCACCAAGAAAACATTTCAGGACTTTCTAAATAAGGGTGAAATTCCAAATATGCTTCTTGCTGGTCCTCCTGGAATTGGAAAGACCACAGTTGCAAAAGCACTCTGTAATGAATTGGGAGTAGATGTTTATGTCATCAATGGATCCGACGAGGGTAGATTCCTTGATACTGTCCGAAACAATGCGAAGAACTTCGCTTCGACCGTATCGCTTTCGTCAACTGCTAAACACAAAGTCGTCATCATTGACGAAGCAGATAACACGGGAAACGACGTACAACTCTTACTACGGGCGTTTATTGAGGAATTTGCTGGAAATTGCAGATTCATCTTCACCTGCAACTACAAGAACAAAATCCTTGAACCTCTCCACTCCAGATGTGCCGTCATCGATTTTGGGATCAAAGGAAAAGAAAAAACCAAGTTGGCAGGATCCTTCTTCAAGCGTCTACAAGACATCTTGGATGCGGAAGGTGTACGATACGATCCTAAAGTCCTTGCCGAACTGATTAACAAGCACTTCCCCGATTGGCGTAGGGTTCTTAATGAGTGCCAAAGGTACTCTGTTGGTGGAGAAATTGATCCTGGTATTCTTGCAAGTTTTTCTGATGTTTCTGTAAATGAACTGGTTAAATCTCTCAAAGATAAGAACTTTACTGAAGTCCGAAAGTGGGTGGTCGCCAACTTGGACAACGACGCTTCTCATCTTCTTCGCAGGGTTTATGACTCCGCTTATGATTGTCTTACACCCGCGACTATCCCCGCTGCCGTTCTTATTATTGCTAAGTATCAATACCAATGTGCGTTCGTGGTTGACCAGGAAATAAATCTTCTTGCTGCATTGACGGAAATTATGGTAGAATGCGAGTTCAAATGAAAAATAAAAAACTCAAAGCACTAATACAAAAACCTTTAAGGTTTCACCATCAGGACATTCACGAAGAACTTGATGAACTGAAAAAGCAACATCAAGTCAAATCCAAGTGGTATTATATCTTCTGGGGCGTTTGTGCTGTTGCCGTTGTCTCTGGGCAACTTTATGTTGGAACTGGGTATCGTGAAATGGCACAGTCAGTTAAAGACGTTCAAATTTCTGTGAGGTGTATAAATGGGTCTGCTCAAAATTAATAAGGCATCTCTTTATGAGGTTCCTGTAAAAACAACTCCTGAAAATGTGAAGGAGGCAAATGAAGGTCTCTTTCGTGCTAAAATGACTGTTCCTGCTGCCGCAAAGCATTGTGGTATGACGCAGAAAGAAATGAAACTCACTTTTAGAGAGTATTTGAAGTATCATCCTAAAGATTATGAAGTCTCTTAAAACTTGTTTAAGATATCCTGGCGGTAAGTCCCGTGCTTGTGAAAAGATGGGACCTTACTTTCCAGACCTTCGCAATTATGATGAGTTCCGCGAACCATTTCTTGGTGGTGGAAGTGTTGCAATTTATATCACCAAGAAGTATCCATACCTAGATATTTGGGTAAATGATTTATACGAACCTCTTGTAAATTTCTGGCAGCAACTCCAGATTTTTGGAATTGATCTTAAGGATAAACTGGTAGATCTTAAGACAACAAACAATACTCCAGAACTCGCAAAAGATCTCTTTCTTAAAGCAAAGGAGCAAATTAATGACCAAAGTTTGCCTAGCATTGATCGTGCTGTGGCTTTCTATATTGTCAATAAGTGCAGTTTCAGTGGTCTCACGGAGAGTTCATCATTTTCTCAACAAGCCTCCGTTTCCAACTTCAGTTTGCGAGGGATCGAAAAGTTGCCTGCGTATTCTAAACTGATTGAGAATTGGCGTATAACTAATTACTCGTATGATTATCTGATGGATGGAAACAAAGGTGCTTTTATGTATCTCGATCCTCCTTATGACATTAAGGATAATCTCTACGGGAATAGGGGATCAATGCACAAAAGATTTGATCACGATAAGTTTGCTGCTGATTGCGATGCTAACAATATGGATCAGTTGATTAGTTATAACTCCGATCAACTTGTAAAAGATCGGTTTAAGAACTGGAACGCTGCTGAGTTTGATTTGACTTACACGATGCGTTCTGTGGGTGAATATATGCGTGAACAAAAACAACGTAAAGAACTTTTGTTATCTAATTATACTGAAGGTCCAAAAATTCAGTTTAGTTTTGCTGGTTGCTACAAATACGATAAATTAAAAAAAGAAGGTTTAATTAATGACTGAATTGAAGGACTGGTTAAACTCGATCAATCAAACGAAACAACACCTGATTGACGAAGATCCTTCACTTGAGAAGGAATATGCTCCCTATATTATCAATCGCTGCCTTTCTGGGCACATTGATTGTATTATGTTTGCAAATGAAATGAATCGATATCATTTCCTCCCAAAGAAGATGCAATATGACTTCTTTATAAATAGTCTGAGGAAAAAGAAGAGATTTTCTCCCTGGCTCCGTCAAGATAAAATCAAAGACCTTGATTATGTCAAACGTTATTATGGATATAGTAATGAGAAGGCAAAACAAGCTTTGAGGATTCTTACCAAAGAACAACTAACATTTATTAAATCGAAATTTGAAACTGGAGGAACAAAATGAGTGTCGTTCAAGAACCTGAAGTGAAGTGGACGCCCGACCAAATGGTGGAAGTGATCCTCAACGAACCTGATGATTTTCTTAAGGTTCGTGAGACTTTGACCCGAATCGGAGTTGCTTCAAGAAAGGAAAAGAAAATCTATCAGTCTTGCCATATTCTACACAAGCAAGGTAGGTATTATCTCGTTCACTTTAAGGAACTGTTTGCTCTGGATGGCAAACACGCAAACTTGACTGTGAATGATGTTCAGCGTCGCAATCGTATTGCCCAACTTCTTGCAGATTGGGGATTGATTGAGATTGTTGATCTTAAAAAGATTCAGGATATTGCTCCTCTGAATCAAATTAAAGTCCTTGCTTATAAGGATAAGGGAGACTGGATTCTGGAAACCAAGTATAATATTGGTGCTAAAAAGAAAAAGGTAGAGGATGCCGAATGATAAAGAGCGGGTCTCACGACCCGCTTTTTTTATAAAACTATTATAATTAGATATGGATGCCGTAAGGATCCACAAAATACAAACTCGCTTTTAAAGGAGCTACCATAATGACTAACCTCATGCGCTATACTGCGTCGGATCTTCCTGCATTAATGGAAAGAATCGCACGCAACAGTATTGGAATGGACGAATATTTTGATCGTCTATTTAATCTTCATGAAACAACTTCTAATTACCCACCTTATAATCTTGTTCAATTGAGTAATGTTGAATCAAGATTAGAAATTGCACTTGCTGGATTTAAAAAGGAGGAAGTAAATGTATACACAGAGTATGGAAAACTTTTTGTCGAAGGGCAAAAGGAAGATCGGGAATCTGACACCAACTACGTCCATAAGGGACTGGCTCAACGATCTTTCAAGAGAGCGTGGACATTATCCGATGACACGGAAGTTCGGGAAGTCTTATTTGAGGATGGATTGCTAACTGTTAAACTTGGCAAGATCGTTCCAGAGCATCATGCAAGAAAAGACTATCTCTAAATAAAAGAAAAACTTAAATGAAGACCTTCACCCAGTTTTTGAATGAAATAAAAACCATTAAATATCCTATGGCAAAGGCACATACGGTTTATTTAAAAGGTAAATCCCAAAAAGTTCCTGCTGGCAAAGCGGTTCCATTTAATCCTGGTGGTGGTGGAAGAGGGTGTGAAGAAGAATAAATAATTCTGAATATCGTCGGCGCGGGAAGTCCCTGGCAAAATCCAGGTTGACTTCCCCCTTTTTTTGTCCTATAATGACTGGAGGATAAATTAAAAAATGTCAATCAAGTTAGCATTATTAAAATCTGGAGAAACAATCATTTCTGATGCCAAAGAACTGATTTCTGATGATAAGGTTTGTGGATATCTATTTACAAAACCACAAAAAGTTGAAACTAGAAAAACTATTCTATTAGCAGAAGAAACTGATAGTCAAAAAGGAGATTTAGAAGTATCCTTGTCTCCTTGGATCATTTTAACAAATGATGAACAAATTCCAGTTCCACCAGATTGGATTGTTACAATTGTGGAACCAATTAAAACCATTAAAGAAATGTATGAGGAGAAAGTAAATGAGCAAGACAGTCAAGTGTCTTTTACTGAAAGTTGATAACGTAATTGTTACTGAAATTATCGAAATCGGTTCCGAACTTGGAGAACCAGATTGTAAATTAATTAATCCGTTCCGCATTGATGCTGAAGGAAATTTAACTCCTTGGCCAGACATAACGGACCAAAGAGAAATGATGATTCACTCTGATAGTATTCTTACTATTGTTGATCCAAAAGAAGAAATTATTGAAAAGTATCTTGAATTGACTGCATAATGCGCTTTTATACAAACGTTCAAATGGTCGGGGATCACTTCTTGGTCCGTGGTTATGAAGATGGTAAACACTTTATGACCCGTGAGAAGTTTAACCCGACTCTTTTTGTCCCTTCTCAAAAGAAAACTAAATATCAGACTCTAAATGGTGAGTATGTGGAAGCAGTTCATCCTGGTTCCGTTCGTGATTGTCGTGAGTTTATTAAAAAGTATGAGGGTGTAGAAAACTTTAAGATCTACGGAAACAGTCAATACATTTATCAGTACATTTCTGAAATGTATCCAGAGGAAGAGTTGAAGTTTGACATTAGTAAAGTTAAGGTTACCACTCTTGATATTGAGGTTGCATCAGAGAATGGATTTCCTGATGTAGAGTCTGCTGCCGAGGAAGTTCTCTTGATTACGATTCAGGACTATTCATCTAAACAGATTCGTACTTGGGGTATGGGTCCATTTAAGAATCAGCAGAATAATGTAATTTACCGTTCATTTGATAATGAGCGTGATCTTCTTATGGATTTCATCAATTGGTGGATGGTTGAGGATAATACTCCAGAGGTTGTGACTGGTTGGAATACTGAACTGTATGATATTCCATATTTGGTTCGCCGTCTTGATCGTGTTCTTGGTGAAAAACTCATGAAGCGCATGTCTCCTTGGGGTCTTGTGACTGAAAGTGAGATTTATATTGCTGGTCGTAAGCATATTTCATATGATGTTGGTGGTATTAGTCAACTTGATTATCTGAATCTTTATAAGAAGTTTACTTACAAAGCACAGGAATCTTATCGTCTTGATTATATTGCAAGTGTAGAACTTGGTCAGAAAAAACTTGACCACTCTGAGTTTGATACTTTCAAAGACTTTTATACCAAAGGTTGGCAGAAGTTTGTAGAATATAACATCATCGACGTAGAACTTGTTGACCGTTTGGAAGACAAGATGAAACTGATTGAACTTGCTTTGACGATGGCATATGACGCCAAAGCAAACTATACAGATGTGTTTTCACAAGTCCGAATGTGGGATACCATCATCTACAACTATCTGAAAAAGAGGAACATTGTGATTCCTCCTAAAGAACGTTCTGATAAAGATTCCAAGTATGCTGGTGCGTATGTTAAGGAACCTATTCCTGGAAAGTATGACTGGGTTGTGTCTTTTGACCTCAACTCGCTATACCCTCACCTCATTATGCAATACAACATCTCGCCAGAAACTCTTCTGGAAGAGAGGCATCCAAATGTAACTGTTGATAAAATTCTCAATCAACAGACTAACTTTGAGTTGTATAAAGACTACGCGGTTTGCGCGAACGGTGCAATGTTCCGCAAGGATGTTCGTGGATTTCTTCCAGAACTGATGGAAAAGATCTACAAAGATCGCACCATTTACAAAAAGAAGATGCTTGCTGCTAAACAAGAATATGAAAAGAAAAAGACGAAAGAGTTGGAAAAAGAGATTGCAAGGTGCAACAACATCCAAATGGCGAGGAAGATTCAACTTAACTCTGCTTATGGTGCTATCGGCAATCAGTATTTCCGTTACTACAAACTAGCAAATGCTGAGGCAATCACCTTGTCTGGTCAGGTTTCTATCCGTTGGATTGAGAACAAGATGAATGCCTATCTCAATAAGATTCTAAAAACTGACGGAGTGGATTATGTTATTGCTTCAGATACTGACTCTATCTATCTTAATATGGGTCCTTTGGTTGAAAGTGTATACAAGGGAAGAGAGAAAACTACTCAAAGCGTTGTTTCGTTCCTTGATAAGGTCTGTCAGGTGGAATTTGAAAAGTATATTGAAGGTTGCTACCAAGAACTGGCGACCTATGTGAACGCATATGACCAGAAGATGCAGATGAAGCGTGAGAACATTGCTGAACGTGGAATCTGGACTGCCAAGAAACGATACATTCTGAACGTCTGGGATAGCGAAGGTGTTCGTTATGAAGAACCTAAACTGAAGATGATGGGCATTGAGGCAGTTAAGTCTTCTACTCCTGCTCCTTGCCGTCAGATGATTAAGGATGGTCTGAAACTAATGATGAGTGGAACTGAAGAAGATGTGATCAACTTTATTGATAAGTGCCGCGAAGAGTTTAAATCTTTACCACCAGAACAGATTGCTTTTCCACGAACTGCTTCTGATGTTCGTAAGTATTATTCATCTTCCGATATTTACAACAAAGGAACTCCCATTCATATTCGTGGAGCACTTCTTTTTAATCATTACATAAAAGAAAAAAAACTGACAAACAAGTATTCACTCATTGCAAATGGTGAAAAGATCAAGTTTGTTTATCTAAAAAAACCAAATATCATTCAAGAAAATATTATTTCTTTTATTCAAGATTTTCCCAAAGAACTTGGTCTTGACAAATACATCGACTATGAACTACAATTTGAAAAGAGTTTTGTAGAACCACTGAAATCCATCCTTGATTCTATTGGATGGAACGTGGAAAAAACCGTAAACCTTGAACTATTTTTTGCTTAATGGACTTGCCTATTAATGATAACGAACTGGATACGATTGTAAAGGCACTTGGTTTTGGTGGAGATGCCGCTTTGTATCATAAACTGAAACTGGTTAAAGAACTTAAAGAACAAGGTTTACCTTATAAAAAAATACTTCGTGAAGAATACGGGATGGTGTGCTGATGGATTTTCTAAAAGAAATTGTAAAAGAAGTTGGTGGCGAGTATACGAAACTCGCTTCTGATATTGATGAGACTGAGACTTATGTTGACACGGGTTCGTACATTTTTAATGCACTGGTTTCAGGTAGTATATTTGGCGGTGTATCTGGCAATAAGATTACTGCTATTGCTGGAGAGTCTAGTACTGGAAAGACTTTCTTTTCTCTCGCTGTGGTTAAGAATTTCCTTGACAATAATACCGATGGTTATTGTCTCTACTTTGATACTGAAGCCGCTATTACCAAATCCCTATTAGAATCACGTGGAATTGATACTTCTCGTCTTGTGGTTGTCAATGTTGTTACTGTTGAAGAGTTTCGTGGAAAGGCACTCAAGGCAGTAGATATTTACTTAAAAAAACCTGAAGGAGAACGCAAACCTTGTATGTTTGTATTAGACTCTTTGGGTATGCTCTCAACCGAGAAAGAGATTACTGATGCACTGAATGATAAGCAGGTTCGTGACATGACCAAATCACAACTTGTCAAAGGTGCTTTCCGTATGCTTACCCTTAAGTTGGGGCAGGCGAATATTCCAATGATTGTAACCAACCATACCTACGATGTCATCGGTGCTTATGTTCCTACTAAGGAGATGGGGGGTGGTAGTGGTCTTAAGTATGCCGCTTCTACTATCATATATCTCTCAAAGAAAAAAGAAAAAGATGGAACAGAAGTCGTTGGAAACATTATCAAGGCAAAGACTGCTAAGTCGCGTTTAAGTAAGGAGAACCAAGACGTTGAAGTCCGTTTATTTTATGATGAGCGTGGTCTTGATCGCTATTATGGTCTTCTGGAACTCGGGGAACTCGGCGGACTCTGGAAGAATGTTGCGGGGCGTTATGAAATGGATGGTAAGAAAATTTATGCCAAACAGATTTTGGCAAATCCAGAAGAATACTTTACTGAAGAAGTAATGCAGAAACTGGATGTGATTGCTAAAGGCGAATTCTCCTATGGATGAACTTCAAGATCTCATTCATATCTACGAGAATGCTCTTGAACCTGATGTATGTAATTTTTTAATTAGTTTATTTGATCAGGTTCCTGATCAACACGAGCGCCTTGATAACGAAGGAAAACCTAACTTTACTCAGTTTAATATTACAGAAAATCGTGAATTAACCCCAGAAGTTAGTCAGGTTCATAATCATATCATCAAAAAGATTTTTGAATATCGTGATAAGTATTATGAGTTTGTAGATAAGCGTGTATTTCCAGAAGATCACGCTTTAGAACAATTTCGTATTAAAAAATACGAACCAAACGGTGTTGATCAGTTTGATACGCACGTAGATGTGGTAGACTATGGGACCGCCCGTAGATTTTTATCGTTTATGTGGTATTTGAATGACGTTGAAAGTGGTGGTCAAACTATTTTCAAGGATGTTCAAATTCAACCAAAACAGGGAACTTTAATTATGTTTCCTCCACTTTGGATGTTTCCTCATAAGGGGGAACCTCCTATCAGTGGTCCAAAGTATATTATGAGTGCCTATTTGCATTATAAGTAATGGAACGACTTGAACTTACAATTTTAAGAAACCTGATATTCAATGAAGATTACTCCAGAAAAGTCATACCTTTTATACAACCAGATTATTTTGAGCAAAGATCCGAAAAGGTCGTATTTGAGGAAATTGTTAAGTTCATTGTTAAATATGGATCAGCAATTACAACAGAAGCACTTGCGATTGAGATAGAAAATCGCACAGACCTTAATGAGTCTGAAATTAAAGAGATTCGGGAACTCAATTCTGGATTTCATAATGGTGTTGTGGAACAGCAGTGGTTGCTTGATACGACTGAAAAGTGGTGTCGAGATAGAGCAATTTATCTTGCTTTGATGGAATCAATTCATATTGCTGATGGTAATGATGGGAAGAAAAATCGTGATGCGATTCCAAGCATTCTTTCTGATGCTTTAGCAGTATCATTTGATAACAATATCGGACACGATTATCTTCAGAATTATGAGGAGCGTTATGAATTTTACCACCGTAAAGAAGATAAAATCGAGTTTGACCTGGAATATTTCAACAAAATCACTAAAGGTGGTTTACCTAACAAGACTC